TCTTAAATGATAGTCAAACAACTATCAACCAAATTACATTATGTTTGTAACTTGTACTCTTTGGTAGTATCTGTTGCTATTCGCTGAACCAGCGTTGTTAACAGCAGAAACAGAACCAGAAGCAGCACCTGTTTCAGCAAATGGGTTTGCAACTAGACCATATCTAGTTTTGAAACCGATTTTTGGTTGGAAAGTGTCTTGTCCAACTGCTCTAACCATTTGTAATGGTACGTAAGGGCAGTAGAATATACCAGCGTCATAAGGTGAAGTACCTTTGTAACCAACTACGTAGTATTGTTTCGCAGCTGAGTTTGCTGAATATGGATCAATGTACACTTTGTATCTTCCGTTTAATACACCAGCAAAAGTATTACCTGTGTCGTCAACGTTAAGATTGTTGTTTAATGCAGGAGTGTAATCTAAAACACCAGCCATTTGAAGTGCAGAAGCAACGTCAGATGAACAGATAATTAAATTACCTTTTCCTCTACGTGTTCTTTGTGCAATTCTGTTAGCATCTCTCTCTAATTGGAACATTAGTCCTTTGAATCTCTCAACTGACCATCTTCCGTTTGAGTCTGTGTCTAAATCAAAAATACCAGCTGTAGTTGTATTAACAGCGGCACCTTTTTCTGCATTGATGTATATTGTTCTTACAATTTCTCTATTGATTTCCGCAAGGATCTCAGCAGATAGAATGTTTGCAAGTTCTGTTTCAGCATCTAAACCGTGGATTGCTTTTAAGTCTTGAGCAAGTTCCATAGTGTATTCCGCTTTAAGAGCTCTTGATCTAGCAGTTACTGTAGACTTCTCGATTGAGAAAGCCATTTCAGCAAATGCGTTAGAACCTGAATCTCCTAATGCTTCCGCAGTAGCAGTTGACATACCAGTACCAGTAGTATAAGCACCAGCTGGTGAGTCGTTAAGTACAGCAGGATTTGTTCCCGCTTGTGCAGATGTTGATCCACCACCAACACCCGGAAGTGTTGAATCGCCAGCAGCGTTTCTGCTTGAAAAATCAGTATCCGCTTCGTTAAACATTGCCTCAGCACCTGTTTGTGAAGTGTATCTGCTTCTCATAGCAAAAATTAGGCCAGTCGGACCAGTCATTGGTTGTACGCCAGCAATATCGTAAGCGATAAGGTTTGGCATTGCTCTTCTAACTAAAGAAATTAGGATTGGATCCCAATTTGCAACTGATGAACCAGTTGAGTTAGTTGGAGCTGCTTCGTATAAAAACGCAGCATCTTCTTTTTGTGCTCTTTCTTGGTTTTCCAAGATTGTAGCAGTAACGGCACGTCTGTAAGAATCCGTGATTTTTGGTAAATCAGGATGCTCTAGGACTGGCTGCCATTTTTTTTCGTAAGTTTCAGATAAGTACATTATCGTTCTCTCCTCTATTTTTTAATTGACAATTTAATGTCTTTTGTTTTACTTATAGCGGCGGTATAAGCAGCCATAGCATTCGATAAATCAACTTGTTCAGTTAATCCATCGCCTACCGCTACATTATCTACATCATTTGAAGATTCAGTCTTCTTACCAAAGTATGAACTTTTTATAGTTTCAACTTTAGCTGTGAAGTCGCTCTCATTTGAATACTCAACTTCTTCTACAAGTTTACTGAATTTTTCTTTAGCAGTATCAGTTAAGTCTGAAGACGCTTCATCAATGATGTCTTGTCTTGTTAACTCACCGTTATGCTTGTTTAATTCAACATTCTTTTCGATTTGTTCGTTAAGTTTCTTTTCAAGGTCTTCAATTTTTGAAGCTTGATCTTCGAGCACATTATATTTTTCATCTGGAACGTCAATGTAATGATCTTCAAAAAGTTTTTTTAGACCATTTATGAAGTCCTCAGCAATTTCGCCTTTGATTCCTCTTTCGATAGCTAGTTTGTTTTCCGCCATCCATTCTTCAACTACATAGTTCAAGTATGAATCAACTTTTTCAACTAACTCCGATTTAGAAGTTTCAACTTCTTCTTTTAATTTCTCCTCGTAAGAAGCGTGTATTTTCTTTTTAGCATCGTTAATTTTTGATTTAACTGCTGCTTCAAATATTGTCGCTGCTTTTGACTTGAATTCCTCAGACAAGTCTTCATCTTTAGTTAAAGCTTCAACGTCTGCAGATATGTCAATGATATCTTCTTCAGATTCTTCTTTCATATCTTTTTTCTTTTCGTTGTCGTGTGACATCTCTTTTTTATCTTGCGATTTTTTAAGAGCGTCTAGAGCTGCTTTTGGCATCTCGCCTTCTTTAACTTCAGATTTCTCATCTTCTTCTGATTCGTCCTCTTCTTTTAGTTTAGGTGTTGCGTCTGCACTACCTTGACTTTTTTGTTGAGGGTCACCAGAAATTTTTGAAATTTTCTTTGTGGCGTCAGGATTGCTGTCAGTTGGTTTTACAACTGCTGTGCCTAAATCTTCGTAATCTGCTTTAAGATGTGAAGGTTCAGCCGCTACAGCATTCTTTTTTGGAGCATCAGCTTGCGGATTCGCAGCCTGTTCCATCGCCTCAATCTTTTTTTCTGTTTCGG